AGCTTGATGAGGGCAAGGCTCGCGCTAACCTTGCCATTGGCGGCAAGCTTTTTGCGAGGGCGATGGAAGGCGACGGGGACACGGCTTGCTTGATATGGTGGAGCAAGTGTCAGATGCGCTGGTCTCCGCCTCCCGCTCTCGTCGAGATCAACGGATTAATCAGCATCTCCGCCGCCCTCGCTGATGCTACCGCTCGCATCGGTATGGATGCGATAGATGGTGAGTGCGAGGATGTCGCTGACCCTGTCGACTAGGCGTCGCCCAGGTGGCTGCTATGTTATACCGTAACATGAAGAATGCTAACGATATCAATGACTTGCAGTCAGTCAGCGTGAGCGAGTGCAGTGCAGCATGAGACCCCCGGGTAGGGCCTTGGCAGGGCCGTGACTGTTACAGTAGGCCCCACACAGAATTTTTTTTTTAAATTCGATAAACTAAAAAAATGCCAACTAACAATCTATCGCCAAAAGCCAAAAACAAACTAGGCATCGCCAGTTCGATTCCGCCAAACATGGCCGAACGGTTTGGCGCTGCGGTGTCGCCATATCTGCAAGGCGCGCAAGCGTTGTTTCCGCCAACCAACCCATACGGGCAGGTGGTAAGTAATTTCTTGCTAGGCCAAGCCCCGCAGGCAGCCCAGCAGATGGCGGCTGGCTATCCTAATGTGCTGTTCAACACCAGCAACCCGCTAGGTGGCAATCGGATTGTTAATCCGGTGGCGCTGGACATGGCGCTTGCTTTGCCAGTGGCCACGGCGGTTAAGGGCGCGGGAGCACTGGCTAAAAGCGCCCCATTGGTTGGGGGAATTACCGCATGGCACGGCTCGCCGCACTTATTCCCGCCTACCCCCCTAAATGACCTCGGCGAGTTCAATGCTGCCAAGATAGGGAGTGGTGAAGGCGCGCAGGCGTATGGGATGGGTCACTATACGGCGGAGGCGCGGGGGACGGGGGAGGGGTATCGAGATCAGTTAGCAAGAAGCCAAGTTGAGCCTGGCGATTATGCAGAATACTTTGCCCCCAATTCAGTCCGGCCAACATACGGCGGGCACGATAAAATATTAGATTTTGACCCGGAGTCTGGAATAGTTACTGCTCAATCAGTGGTTAAGAATAAAAATGATGAGTGGGTGCCAGAGCCAAATAGCCAAGTAAGAAGGCATAAAACAATGCCTAATGTTGCAGAGCTTGAAAAAACATTAGGCAGGAAACCCGGCCACCTCTACAAAGTAGACATCCCCGACGAGCAGATAGCCAAAATGCTGGACTGGGACAAGCCGTTGAGTGAGCAGAGCGAGGAAGTGCAAAAAATAATTGGGGAAATGTTAGCTGACCCAACCACGTTGTTAGGGCGCGGCGCGGAGCATTACGCTTTGACGCCAGAAGACTTGCAAGACGCATCAGGAAAGTTTTTGCACGATTTAATTAGTTATGACAAGTTAAAAAATGCAGCCCAAGCGGCAGAAATTTTAAAACAAGCCGGCATCCCCGGCGTTCGCTACCTAGACGCTGCTTCACGCGAGGCCGGAGAAGGAACCTCCAACTTCGTCGTCTTCCCCGGCAACGAAAACATGATGACCATCTTGGAGCGCAACGGGCAGGCTAGGAGCGTGCCAACCCAAGCAAATACACTTAACTCACGCCAAATACGCGAGCTAATTGATAAAAATTCTCCAAACGAATCGTTAGACTTTGACGCGTTGCGCTCGGCTATTGGCGGCAATTCTTACGAACTTACAAATTACGATATTAGCAAACTACACGCAGGCGATTTATCGGTAGACGCCAGCAAAGCCATGCCGTCAAAAGGGGCTATCGTAATTGGCAAGGATGGGGAGATTATTGATGGTAGGCATCGTGCAGCATTAGCCAAGAGCGCGGGAAATACCCACATACAAGCCTATACCCCTGTGGCAGCATCCCCCGAGTCCCAAGCCATCGCCCGCTACCGCGAGGTCAAAGGGCCTAAGTCAGTGGTTAGAATGGAGGCAGCACTTCGCACAGCCGGCGTGCCACTGCCTAAGAACGAGCCGGTGGCGTACATTCAGCGTCTTGTCGATCAAGCGCATCGGAGGACTTAGGCCTATAGTATCGAAGCCCCCAAGCGCGTTAACGCTTGAAGGCTTCTAATCATCAACGAAGTGAGGTTCGCTAATGTCTGAGAATATTTTAACCCAAGAGCGCCTGAAAGAATTATTAAGTTATGACCCGGAGACGGGGGTGTTTGTTTGGGTAAAGCAAGTATCAAGCCGGGCCTTGCTGGGCGGCGTGGCCGGAAGTAACCGCCGAGACGGCTATCGACGAATTAAAATTGACCGCGCGGAGTTTTTAACGCACAGATTGGCGTGGCTTTACATGACCGGCGCGTTTCCGCCCAATGAAACTGACCACATCAATATGGACAAATCAGACAATAGGTTTTTTAATCTGCGCGCTGTGACTCACAGCGAAAATCAGCACAACAAAGGAAAGCAAAAAAACAACAAGTCGGGGTTTAAAGGCGTTAGCTATTACAAACAAACCCAAAAATGGTACGCCGCAATAAAATTAAATGCCGTTAAAAAAAGCCTTGGTTATTTTCTCACCCCCGAGGAGGCCAGTGCCGCTTATCTAGCCGCCCAGCGCATCTACCATCCCACCTGCCCTATTTAAACAAACGGAGGATTTATGATACAGATCAAAAAAATTGTAAGCATGTGTCCAGCTCCGCAAGGCTGGAGGGTTATTTATGAAGGGGGAGAATGGGAACATGTAGCGGTGTGGGTCTTGGTTCAACTGGAGGATTCAAGTCAAACAATTGTTGCAATGACAAATACCATGCCTCCTTTTGACTTAATAGATCGAATGAATTGGCAAGTTGACCATTGCGAATGTTTTGAGTTTAACACTTCGGAATTATAGTTTTGCAAAAGCCCATCTACAGCGCCGCCGACGAGCAGCTTCTAATGAGCCGCATCTGGTCCCCGCAGGTCAAGGACGATCCTGAGGCGTTTGTGCTGTTCTCGTTCCCATGGGGCAAGAAGAACACGCCCCTTGAGAAGTTCAGCGGGCCGCGGGCTTGGCAGCGCGAATTGCTGCGCGACTTGAAGGCGCACATCAAGAAGAACAACGGCGCGCTGACCATGGACACCCTGCGCTCGGCCATCGCCTCGGGCCGCGGCATTGGTAAATCTGCCATGGTGAGCTGGTTAATTCTGTGGATGCTCTCCACGCGCATTGGGTCGAGCGTAGTGGTCAGCGCCAACTCCGAGGCCCAGCTACGCTCCGTCACTTGGGGCGAATTGGCCAAATGGTCAGCGATGCTGATTAACTCCCACTGGTGGGAGATTAGCGCCACCAAGCTGGTGCCCGCTGTGTGGCTCACGGAGCTAGTTGAGCGTGACTTAAAGCTTGGCACGCGCTACTGGGCGGCGGAGGGCAAGCTGTGGTCAGCGGAGAATCCCGATTCCTACGCCGGCGTGCACAATCACCAGGGCATGATGTTGATATTTGACGAGGCGTCTGGCATCCCCGACCCTATTTGGTCGGTAGGTTCCGGCTTCTTCACCGAAAACATCCCAGACCGCTACTGGATGGCGTTCTCTAACCCGCGGCGTAACACCGGGTATTTCTTCGAATGCTTTAACGCCAAGCGTGAGTTTTGGAAGACCAAGCAGGTCGATGCGCGCACGGTCGAGGATACTGATAAACAAGTCTACGAGCAGATTATCGCCGAATACGGCAAGGACTCTTCCGAGGCGCGGATTGAAGTCTACGGGGAGTTCCCGACCGAGGGCGAAGACCAGTTTATCTCGCCGCAACTGGTCGATGACGCCTTCGCCCGCGAGAAGTACAAGGACGAAACCGCCCCCCGCGTGATGGGCATCGATCCGGCGCGTGGCGGCGCTGACTCCACCGTGATTGTCGTGCGCCAAGGGCGGGACTTAATCTCAATCAAGCGATACCACGGCGAGGATACGATGGCCATTGTCGGGCGTGTCATTGACGCGATGGATGAGTTTAAGCCCACTATGACCGTGATTGACGAGGGCGGGCTGGGCTATGGCATTCTCGACCGGCTGAACGAGCAACGCTACAAAGTGCGTGGCGTTAACTTTGGCTGGAAAGCTAAGAATTCAATTATGTACGGCAATAAGCGCGCTGAAATATGGGGCACGATGAAGGATTGGCTAAAGTCTGCTAGTATCTCCACAGACAGACAGCTAAAAGCTGACTTGACGGGGCCGACAAAAAAGCCTAATTCTGCTGGTACTATTTTTTTGGAAGGCAAGAAAGAAATGCGAGCACGAGGTCTAGCGTCCCCTGATGCGGCTGACGCGCTAGCAGTAACCTTTGCCTTCCCTATCGCGCATCGCGAAGCTGTCGATAAACCTCGCCACATCACCATGCAGGGTCGAGGTGGCGTCACTAACTCTTGGATGGGAAATTAAATGGCTAATAGCAAAGCAATTGGCGTCGCGTTTAGCGACCAGAATATTTACGGCGCTGACCAAGTGATGGCTAATCAACAGTTGGGCTACACCACTGCCGCACAGGGCACGGTTACTCAGCTGACCAGCAAATCTACTGGCGTGACGCTGAACAAATCTGCCGGACGCATTACCATGAACGCTGAAGCATTGGCGGGCAGCGCCGCTGCTAGCTTTACCCTAACCAACAGCTTTATCAGCGCCAACGACGTGCTGGTGCTATGCGTGTCTGCCGGCTCTGTGGCCGACCCGCTGGCCTATACCGTGTACACCAGCGCGTTAGGCGCGGGCACCGCGGTCATTACGCTGCGGAACCTGTCGATTACCTCGCGCTCAGAGGCGGTAGTCGTCAACTTTGCCGTTCTGCACTGCGAATAAGTGAAAGACACTCTGGCAACTGCCCGCCATCGCATGACGATGGCGATTGCGGCTTATTCCGAGTCTCGTGAGAACGAGCTAGACGACCTGCGCTTTTCGGCAGGCTCACCGGATAACCGCTGGCAGTGGCCGGCTGATGTGCTCTCGACCCGTGGCTCTGTGCAAGGCCAGACGCTCAATGCGCGTCCCTGCCTGACCATCAATAAGCTGCCGCAGCATATTAAGCAGGTCACCAACGACCAGCGCCAGAACCGCCCCGCGGGGAAGGTCATCCCGGCTGACGATAAAGCCGATATTGCGGTGGCTGAGATATTTGATGGACTGGTTCGTTATATTGAGTACATATCCGACGCAGACGTGGCCTATGATACTGCCTGCGAGAATCAGGTCACCTTTGGTGAAGGGTATATCCGGCTTTATACGGATTACTGCGACGACGATTCGTTCAATCAGGACATTCGGATAGGGCGTGTCCGTAATTCCTTTGCGGTTTACATGGATCCGACAATCCAAGACCCCTGCGGCGCGGATGCAGAATGGTGCTTCATAACCGAAGACATTCTGAAGGAAGAATACGAGCGCGATTACCCTAACGCGATGCCGATTTCGTCCCTAATGTCGCAAGGCGTGGGTGACCAATCGGCTGGCGAGTGGATCAATGAGGACACTATCCGCATTGCGGAGTACTACTACGCCGAGTACGAGAAAACCACGCTTAATTTGTACCCGAACGGCGAGTCCTACTACGCCGACGCGCCCGAAGCTAAGCAAATGACGCAGATGGGGCTGGCACCGACCAAAACCCGCAAGGTCAATCGGCGCAAAATTAAGTATTGCAAGATTAACGGCTTCGAAATCCTCGATGAGAAGGACTGGGCCGGCAAATCTATCCCCGTTATCCGGGTGGTGGGTAACGAATTTGAGGTCGATGGCCGGATGTTCGTGTCCGGCATCGTGCGAAACTCCAAAGATGCCCAGCGCATGTACAACTATTGGGTGTCGCAAGAGGCTGAGATGCTAGCCTTGGCACCCAAGGCGCCTTTTATTGGCTACGGTGGCCAGTTTGAAGGCTACGAGATGCAGTGGAAGACGGCCAACACCAACAATTGGCCATATCTTGAAGTAAATCCCGACGTAACCGATGGACAGGGCGGTGTCCTGCCGCTCCCGCAACGCTCGCAGCCTCCGATGGCTCAGAATGGCCTGATTGCCGCCAAAATGGGCGCGTCCGACGACATTAAAGCCACTACGGGGCAGTACGACTCAAGCCTCGGGCAAACGTCGAATGAGCGCTCAGGCAAAGCCATTCTGGCGCGGGAGCGGCAGGGCGACACGGGTACTTATCACTACATCGACAACCTTGCCCGCGCTGTGCGCTACGTCACGCGCCAGATTGTTGACCTTATCCCCAAGATTTACGACACCCAGCGCATTGCACAGATTGTCGGCCTAGACGGCGACTCGGATTCGGTCAAAATTGACCCAGACCAGCAGGAGCCAGTGCGCGAGATAGTCAACGAACAAGGCATCGTGCTGGAGCGCATCTATAACCCAGGGGTCGGCAAGTACGATGTGCGGGTAACGACCGGGCCGTCCTACATGACCAAGCGGCAGGAGGCCATGGAGGCTATGTCGCAGATTCTGCAAGGCAACCCGCAACTGTGGGCTGTGGCTGGCGACTTGTTCATCAAAAACATGGATTGGCCGGGCGCGCAGGAAATGGCTAAACGCTTTGCCAAGACCATCGACCCGAAGTTGCTTGGAGATGACGACAAATCGCCGGAATTACAAGCGGCTGAGCAGCAAATGCAGGCGATGGGTCAAGAACTCGACCAAATGCACGCCATGCTCAAGAACGTCAGCCAGTCGATGGAAGCGCAAGAACTGAAGATTAAGACCTACGATGCCGAGACTAAACGTATCAGCGCAACCATGGCCGGCATGACCCCTGACCAAATTCAGGATGTGGTGCTCGGTACTATTCACGGCATGATGGAGTCCGGCGACTTGATGCCGCAAGGTGGCGGCATGCCGGAGATGCCGCAGCAGGAAATGATGGGCGAGCAGCCAGAAATGCCCCCTGAGGCAATGCAATGAAAATGGCAGAGTTACTAGGGCTGTTTTTCTTAGCGCGGGACGTGACCCATAGCGTCCACTTAAACACCCGCAGTTTTGCCAAGCACATTGCCTTGCAAGAATTCTACGAAGGCATTATCCCGCTAGCCGACGGCCTAGCCGAAGCCTATCAAGGCCGGCATGGCTTGGTTGGGCCGATTGCCATTCAGGGCACCAAGAAAGCCACCAACGTGACCGAGTTTCTGCAAGCGCAAGTCGCTGAGATTGAGGCGGCGCGCTACGTTGTCTGCGACAAAACCGACACGGCAAGCCAGAATTTAATCGATGGCATTGTGGAGCTGTACTTGTCCACGCTCTACAAGCTGCGCTTTCTCTCCTGAGGTAATCCACTATGCCTTCCGCAACGTACGTAAAATATACCGCTGCTATCGAGCCGCTGTTTGAAGGCATGAACTCCGGCACGGACGCATGGAAAGTGGCCCTGGCCGCAACGGTTAACGCTGCCGACACCACATTTACGCCAGGCACAACCGATTTGCCTTCTGCTGGCGTTGGCTACACCGCCGGCGGTAATGCGGCATCAACCACAAGTGCTGCCCAGTCTGCCGGCACCTACAAACTGGTGCTGGCCAGTCCCACCGTGTGGACGGCCACTGGCGCTGGCTTTACGTTTCGCTATGCAATCTTGTGGAACAGCACAACCAGTCAGCCGGTAGCCTATTGGGATTATGGCTCTAGCCAAGTAGTGGCGGCTGCTGAGACGGTCACCGTCACGCTAGATGCGAGCGGCGGCGTGTTCACCGCGAGCTAATGGACGTTTATCTGGTAGATCCGACGACTAACCTAATCTACAACTGCATCGTTGTAGATTCGGTAGAGCTTGCCCAAAAATACTACCCGCAATATAGCTGCTTTGAGCGCACGGCAAGCAACGCCTACCTAAACCTCACGCCGGAACCCGTGATTACCGAAGTGGCTAACGACGAACCCGTAACCGGCTATGTAGGCGACGAATACCATGATTAACCTCCTAGGCACAACGGACTCTATCACCGTTACCAATACCGCTGCATCAGACTTAGCGGTACACGCTTCGTGGGTAGACCTGAACGGCACGACGGTCACGCCGGGGAACACCAACACCCCGCTAATATCCACCGCCACCACGACCACTGTAGTAGCCGCGCCCGGTGCCAGTACTTACCGCAACGTTAAATTCTTAAGCGTCTACTGCCAATCCGCAATCGACACAGTGACGATTACGCACGTCAACGGCACGGCGTCTGAGGTCTTGTTTAAAGGCACGCTAAACGTTGCCGAATCTGTCGTGTACGTCGAAGGCGGCGGGTGGCAGCGGCTCAATACCGCAGGCACGCCGATCACGTCAGGCACCGCCGCCCCGGTGGATATAAAGACTTACTCGGCTACGGACACATGGACTAAGCCCACCACCTTCACGCCCACAACCGTGCTCGTCCACATGTGGGGCCAAGGCGGCGGCGGCGGGGCGGGGGCTAGTTTGGCAACCGCAGTGGCTGCAAAAGGCGGCGGCGGTGGTGGTGGCGGTGCGTACATCACGCAGCAATTTGCCGCCTCTGAGCTTGGCGCAACGGTCGCTATCGGCATCCCAACGGTCAGCAACGGCGGTGTTCCGGGCGCCGCAGGCGCTTTAGGCGGCGACGGCGGAACAGGGGCTAACACAACCTTTAACACGTTCTTAACCGCCTACGGCGGCGGCGGCGGGCGGGGCGGCGCTATCAGCGCAGCAATAACGGGCGGCGGCGGGGGCGGCGGTGTTGGTGGCGTGGGCGGTGTTGGAACCGCTGCCGTTGGTGGCCCCGGCGGACTGCCAACCGCAGGAACCAACGGCGCGGGCGGGCAAGGCGTGACTGGCACGGCGTCCGTAGCAACGACGGCCAATGCCGAACGCGGCGGAGCGGGCGGAGCGGGGCAAATTGGCGTCGCCGTTGCCGCAAGCGTTGGCGGCAGTTCGCTATTTGGTGGCGGCGGCGGCGGCAACGGCGGAAACCACAACGCAAGCCCAGCGGTTGTCGCTGCAGGCGCGGGCGGGGCAAGCGGTTCATACACCGCTGCTGGCGGCGGGGCAGCAGGCACTAGTGGGGCCGTGCCAACGGCGGGCGCAAACGGCGCGGCAGGAACAAGCTACAAAGGTGGGGCAGGCGGTGGGGGTGGTGGCACAACCGTGGCGGCTAGTACTAATGGGCAACCCGGCGGCAACGGTGGCCTTTGTGGCGGCGGTGGTGGCGGCGGCGGGGTGGGCCAGAACCCCGGCCTTGGCGGCGCTGGCGGCGCTGGCGGGGCGGGCTACGTTGTGGTGATTACCTGGTGATTAATTTCACCCCTACCACTTATCTGACGGTCAGCACGGACGCCGCCGTCCCTATTAATGTGCACGTTAGTTGGGTAGACCAAAACGGCACCACTTTTACGCCGGGCAACACCAACACGACTATTACCACGATAGCGACAACCACCGTGCTTGCCTCGCCCGCAGCCAGCACGTTTCGCAACGCCAAGTTTATTAGCGTCAAAAACACCAGCGCAAGCGTGGCAAACGGCGTTGTCATAAGTGTAGAAGATGGAACCAACGGATGGACGCTTTACTATGCGCCTGCGTTAGCCGCAGGCGAGTCAATCACGTTTTTTGATGGCCGTGGCTGGGAGCGATATAACAGCAACGGCATCTTGGTAGTAACTCCCGTCGTAAACGTGCAGAAATTTACTACTGCTACCGAAAATTGGATTAAACCCACCGAATTTGTTGCAACCCAAGTGCTAGTCAAGCTTTGGGGTAGTGGCGGCGGCGGAGGGGGCGGTGGATCTGTTGCGTTTGCTACAGCTTGCAAAGGCGGGGCAGGCGGTGGCGGCGGCGCGTGCGCCGTTAAGTATTTCTTAGCCTCTGAGTTACCGTCAACCGTTGTTGTTGGGCTGGGCGCGGCAGGCTCTGGCGGCAATGGCAACTTATCTGCCGCTGGCAGCTCCGGCGGGAACGGCGCTATCTCTACCTTTGGCAGCTACCTGTCGGCCTACGGCGGTGGCGGGGGCGCGGGCGGGGCTATATCAGGAGCAACCACACAATCCGGCGGCGGCGGTGGAACAGGTAGCGCTGCGGTTCTCGCCGCCGCAGGACTGCCAAACGGACAATTTGACGGCGGCGCTCTTGGCGGGACTACCTCAACCCTTGTGGCACTAACAGAATTTGGCGGGAACAACGGCGTAGGCACTAATACTGCTGCGTTTGCTACCGGAACGTCCACCGGGGTGGCTTCCATTTTCGGCGGCTCTGGCGGCGGCGCGGCGGGCTGGCGTACAGCCAGCGGGCAAGCAATTGGACCAAACCTTACGCAAGGCGCGTGCGGCAGATTCCCCGGCGGCGCGGGCATTACCGGCACTGCCCCAACCGCGGGTGCTGCTGGCGCTGCGGGCAACTCTATCTGGGGTGGCTCTGGCGGCGGGGCTGGTGGAAATAGCCAGAACACAGCGGTTAACGGCGGCGCTGGTGGTGCTGGCGGTCAAGGTGGTGGCGGTGGTGGCGGCGGCGGGCTGACTATCGCGGGCAATACCGGCGGTAAAGGCGGCGACGGCGGTAGAGGCTATTGCGTTGTGATCAGTTGGTAGGTGGCTCGCGCAGGGGCATTTGACCCAACCTTAGTTCCTGCTGGCTGGTACGACGAAAGTGCAGTAGTCGAGGGTTTCTTTGACCCCGACTTTATCCCGTTTCCAACCGCTAGCGGCGCGTACACCATCACGGCGTTGGCCGGCACCTACGCGGTACTTGGTCAGAACGCCACCCTCCTACGCAGCAAACTAATTACCCCGCTGGCCGGGGCTTATTTACTATCCGGTCAGCCCGCTACCCTGTCAAAAGGCTTGGTGTTATTGCCAGCCGCTGGCGCGTACAGTATAAACGGCCAACCGGCTATACTGACGCACACTGCCGCCGTGGCATATTTAATCACAGCGCTCCCCGGCCAGTATTTGGTGGCCGGTCAAACTGCCGTGATAACTTGGGCCGGCGGGCCAAGCCCAGCAGGTAACCTGCAAGATTACATCGAACTTAGGTCGTTTACGGAAAGAAGGGGATTTTACTAATGGCGCTGACACTCAAAGCAATTACCACGCGGCTAGGTTATGAGCAGATAACCTCGTTAACCGCCTCCACCGGTTTAACGGTGCCAACCCGCGACCTAAACGGCCTAAGCTGCCGCCCGACTATCGCAATTATTACGCCAGAGACTCAGGCGGTGCGTTGGCGCGATGACGGCGTAGCACCTACCGCTGGCGTGGGCATGCCGCTTGCCGCGGGGGTCACGCTGCAATACGACGGCGACCTGACGAAGATTCTCTTTATCGAGCAGGTCGCCAGCGCGAAACTTAACGTCACTTACTACGCTTGAGGCCGATATGAACATTACCAACGACGGCGCACAGACCGACTACATCACCTATTTTACTAAGCAGCTACCGCAAGACTTAGCGGCTATGGCCGCATTGCGTGACGAACTGGCGCTACGCCAAGGCGCGCTATCTGCGGTGGAAGATTCTGCCAAGCTGCGCGCTGAAGCGGCGGCTTTGCTGGCAGCAACCAAG